CGATTGAGCAGGACGCCAACAGCGCAATATTCGTGGAAAACCGCCGCCCGGAGGATAGCCAGGAACTGCGCGGATATAACGCATACCAGAAAACGGCCATCATGTACGCCAAGAACCGCGAGGGGCCAACCGGCGTGGTGGCTATGCGGTGGCAGCCGCAGTACCACGACTGGCAGCCGGCACCCAGGGAAGATTATGACAAGATGGACCAAACAAGCTTTTGATAACAGCCGAAAAGGCAAGGGAGTAACGAATTATGATTAGCATTGCAATTATTAACCTCAAAGGCGGCGTTGGAAAGAGCGTTACCGCCTGCAACCTGGCAGCGGAACTGGCAGCCATGAGCTGCAACGTGCTGGTTGTTGATCTGGATAAGCAGGGCAACACAAGCAAATTTTTTGGCGTGCTGGACTATGAGCGCCCATCTGTGGCGGAGGTCATGTTGGGCAACTGCAAAGCGGTTGATGCTGTTGTGGAGGAGACCGGCGTGGCAGGAATCCAGCTGTTGCCCTGCGACATGCGAATGCTGAAAGCCAACCGGTCCATCTTGATGGATACCACAGAGCCACAGCAATTCCGCCTGCGTGACGCCCTAGAGAACCTGGCGGGAAACTATGAGTATTGCATCATGGATTGCCCGCCGGACCTGGACATGGGCAGTATCAACGCACTGTGTGCCGCGGACTGGGTTATTATCCCGGTGGATTGTGACGAATGGGCTTGTGACGGCATGAAAGAAATTGTGGATCAGATTGAACGTGTGCAGATGTACTACAACCCACACTTGAAGATCATGGGAACCATGATGACCAAATATCGCCGCACCCGTTATGCAGCTGATGTGATCCGGCAGCTTAGAAGCTCTGGCGCTGCAATCCCAATGATGGATACGGTGATTCGCTACACGGTCAAGGTTGGCGAGGCCAAAAGCGTGCATAAACCATTGCGCGAATACTGCCCCGAATGCACAGCAGCGGCGGATTATAAGGCGCTGGCGGAAAAGGTTGAAAGCATTGTGTCCAACGTGGACACTAAGGAGGGCTAAACGATGAGCAAGGGATTTTCGATCAATGATATTCTGGGCAGCCAATCAGCACCGGCTGCCCCGGCGGGCCTGAAAATGCAGATTGTTATGCTGCCCGCTGTGGATATTGAGCCGAACCCGGAAAACTCCATCTATGAGATCGGCGATGTATCCATGCTGAAAGCCGATATTGCAGAACGTGGATTGCGCAGCCCACTGGAAGTACTGCCCGCCCAAGGTGGCAAGTATATGCTGTTGGCCGGGCACCGGCGCTGGACAGCTTGCCGTGAATTGAGCACGGAGGGCGATAAACGTTTTGAGCTGCTGCCTTGCGTGGTCCATGCCAGTGCGGGGGCGGATGATGATTTGATCGCACTGATCACATCCAACGCAACCGCCCGCGAACTGACGGACGGCGAACGCCTGAGACAATACCGGGCACTCAAACAGGCACTGGAAAGAAAAAAAGCAGCTGGAAGCCTTGATGGGCGTGTGCGTGACGAAATGAGCCGAATTACAGGGGACGGTACTGGCACGTTGGGGAGACTTAATGCAATTATCAACCATTGCATCCCGGAAGTGTTGAAAATGGTCGAAAACGGGGAAATTACTCTGACCCGTGCCTATGAGTGCAGCAAGCTGTATAAAGTGCAACAGATGGAGTACGCAAAAAATGGGTATGCACGGATGGCAACGCTAGAACCGAGTGAGCGTAATGCTGTTATAGAGTGGCTTGCACAGACGGAATTGCAACCGCTGTTTGATGGCCTAGACTACATCAACAATGGCCCACACAGCTATGTTGATTCTGCCCCGGCGGGCCATATTACATGGCAAACAGTGCAGCTTGACGGGACCGCGGCGTTTGGTGGAAATAGGTACAAAATTAAAAAGACTGATTGGCGGGCAGTCGATGTTGAAAAAATTGACATTGATGACCCGGATGAAGTGCTGGCGAAAACAACGATTACGCTGGCAGATATGTACAGCAAAGCCCGCGCATTGTATATAGACAAAACCGCCAAAACAAAAAAGCAGAGTGCGGCCAAGCAAGCAGCGGCGGAAACGCGGCGGAAAAAGGCGCTGCATAAAAAGGCCATGGAAATACTGGCCGACTATGACAACTGGCACAAAATTGCACAAGCCAAAGAACTGGGCATTGTGTTCCGCGAATATCCTCTGCAGGACGGCGGGCGCGTTATTGTTATGGTGGATGAAAAAAGCAAACGCGAATATCCTCCAACACAGGGCATGCCGTACAATACCTGGGAAGCGATCCGGTATAATGCAGAGGGGGAACGCGTGGTTTTTGCAACTGGTGATAAAGAAAGCATAGAGGGTATTGTCTATAGAACGTGTTGGGGACAACATGATCTTGAAAGCCTGCTGATGAAAGAACTTGAACAGGCAGGGGGCTGACAATGGAGACGCTAAAATCAATCATCGAAGGCGTGGTGGTAACAGCTATGCTGGCCGGTGCATATAGCATTGGGGTGTCCGTTGGGCAAGAGGTTACACGGCCCAGAGCACGAGATGACGATATTTCGATGGAGCATAAGCACGGAGGCGATGACCCATGACATATGAGGAAACCATTGAGTGGATGAACCGTTACCGCGCTGCCCGGCGGGCTGAACCGGGAATAAAAGAACAGCTCCGAGAAGAAAAACGCCGTGCAGAATATGCGGAAACGATCCGCCGTCAATGCCCTGGCGGCCCTGTTGGCGAAATAGACAGCACGATCCAAAGCATAAACGCCCGGCAAAGAAAATTGGCTGACGACCTAATAGGCGGAGAAACAGCCAGAACTGAAATTGAATCCGCTATCGCAAAAGTGGATGATGCCCTTGAACGTGAAGTTCTGAAAGCACGGTATATTGAGGATCGCACTAACCGCCAAATTGCGGTGCGCATGAGAATCACGGAACGCTATGTGCGCAAGCTCCACCGGCGGGCAATTTTCAAAGTCACAAAATTAGTTCCGCTTAGTTCCGCCCCAGTGTGCTAGGATGATTGCGTCAGGTACATAGGGTACGGCAACCTGACAAACTTGCTTGCCATGCAGGACCTCTCTTGGTAATAGCCGCCCCGGATAGGGACGGCTATTTTTATATGCTGTAGAGCTGACTGTTGATTACTCCCCAACAGTATGAGCGCTGTGCTCCACAGGCAACGGCACAGAGCGGGTGCGGGACCCGCATACAGTACCACAACGTGCAGCTGCTGGCACGTTAAAGCAGCAGCTGACGGGCGGCAATAGACCGCCATGCCCGGCGGGTGGGAGAAGCTCACCTACAATAGAGACAAAAGATTTCCGTCTCACACCGCTGGGCATCTATATTGATCATATGCCCCGGCGGATGGAGGTGCAGGATGTGTCCACATTGGACACGCGGAAAATATGCGCGAGTTTGCCAAGGCGTTTTACAAGAGTAAGGCGTGGCAGCAATGCCGCGCCGGATATATTGCATACCGCCGCGGACTGGACGGCGGCATGTGCGAGATATGCCAAGAGGTGCCAGGATATATTGTGCACCATAAGCAGCATATCACGCCACATAATGTGAATAACCCGGATATTACACTAAGCTGGGACAATTTGCAATATGTATGCAAGCATTGCCACGATGTTGAGCATGGATATTGTGAGCAGAGCAAGCCAAGCAGGGTGACATTCGACACGGACGGCAACCCAATCCCCCCCTGAAAACAGCCAGGGGGCCGGGTGACGGGACCGGTGTGGGAAGATAGCTTTGGGCGAAAATGAGCGCAGAGGGGGGTGTAGTGAATGGACGAGGAAAGAGAAAAAAGAATCCGCACGGAAAGAAACAGACTTAACAAGATTTTGGGTGCGACCAAACATAAAGGCGGTCCTGAACCAACGCCCAAAATCAAAGCGGCCAAAGGGCTGATTGATAACGCTGCGTTTATGACAATCCACTTGCAGGACCTACAGGCGGAATTGAACAAACACGGCTGTGTGGAAGAATACCGAAATGGCGAAACCCAGTACGGTATGAAAAAATCCGCCGCTGCAGATATCTACACCACCATGTACAAGAACTACATCGCCACCATCAAACAGCTGGCAGAGCTTGCACCGGACAATGTGGGCGCTGATGAACTTAGCATGTTTATGCAGGGCAGTGGGCCCTAAATGGCCATGACGGCACTGGAAGAATACGGCACCGCGGTGCTGGACGGTAAAATCCTGGCAGGGGACAAGATCAAACGCCAGTATGAAAAACTGATGATGGCAATGACCTGCCCAGGGCGGTGGCATTTTGATATTGCCCGCGCCCAAAAGCCAATCCGATTTATCGAAATGTTTTGCCGCCAGAGCCAGGGCAAAATAGGCAGCCCAATCAAGCTTGAACTATTCCAGAAAGCGATGCTGGAAGCTGCCTATGGGTTTGTTGACGATCTGGACATCCGGCAATACCAGGAAGTGCTGGATGTTGTGGGGCGAAAAAACGGGAAAACCACCCTGCTGAGCGGCATCAACCTATACATGTTGCTTGGTGATGGAGAGGGCGCGCCGGAATGCTACTGCATTGCCACAGCCCGCGATCAGGCCATGAAAGGCTATACAGAGTGCTGTAATATGCGCAAGCAGAGCCCACTGATCAGTAAGCATGTGCGCAAGCGCGTCAGTGATCTGTACTGCGCTGAAAATATGGGCTATATAAAGCCTTTGGCCAGCAACACAAACAGCCTGGACGGTTTGAACGGCCACTGCATCGTAATTGACGAGTTGGCAGCCATTAAAAACCGCGACCTGTACGACCTGATGAAGCAGTCCATGTCTGCCAGACGGCAACCAATGCTGTGGTGCATTACCACAAACGGGTTTGTGCGCGGGGGAATTTTTGACGCCCAGTATGATTACGCCACCGGTGTAATTGATGGGAGCATCCACGATGACCGGTTTTTGCCGATTATCTACGAATTGCCAAACCGTGGCCATTGGACAGACCCGAAAGCATGGATCATGGCGAACCCTGGGCTTGGGACCATAAAGAAAACACAGTTTTTGGCGGACTGTGTGCAAAAGGCCAAGAATGATGAACAGTTCTTACCCACGGTGTTGGTGAAAGACTTTAACCTCAAAGAAAACAGCAGCAGCGCCTGGCTGACTTGGGACGCGCTGGACAACACGGCAACATTTGACCCTGCTGGCCTGACATATGGTATTGGCGGGATTGATGCTGCAGATAGCGTGGACCTGACCGCGGCAAAACTTATTGCTATGCGGCGGGATGATTCGAACATCTATGTGCAGAGCATGTACTGGATACCGGAGCGCAAGCTGGAAGAAGCCAAAAACCGTCACCACCCGGATGATGCCCCGTATGAAGCATGGGCTGCCCGCGGGTTGCTGAGGGTTGTGCCTGGAAACAAAGTCAATAAACGGGTATGCCTGGACTGGTTTTTGGAACTGCGAGACGAACACGACCTGTACCCGCTGTATATCGGGTATGATCCATGGCACATGGATGATAGCCTGCTGATGCAGTTTGAACAGGAATTGGGGCGCAATGTAATGCGACCGGTACGTCAGGGCATGGCAACGCTAAGCCAGCCCATGAAAGACCTGAAAGCAGATTTTGAAGGGCACCGGATCATCTACAATAACAACCCCATTGACAAATACTGTTTAGCCAATACCTGCGCAAAGACAGATATCAATGGAAATGTGCAGCCGGACAAGGGGCAATGCAGCACACACCGTATTGACGGTACGGCAGCGCTGCTGGACGCCTATGTAGTGCTGTGCGACAAAAGAGAAGAATACCTGAGCTTGATTTAAGGGGAGGGAAAACTGTGGGATTGCTTGACAGGCTGCGTAATGCTTTTGGACAGCGCAGCATATCCACCGTGCAGCTGATACAGGAAAACGGCACACGGTATATGGCCTGGCATGGTGGCTTATACGATGCGGACATTGTGCGTGCCTGTATCCGACCAAAAGCAAAGGCTGTGGGCAAGCTGGTAGCAAAGCACATCCGCGAAACGGTGGATGCCAACGGAGAACGCAGTATTGCGGTGAACCCTGCACCGGGCATTCGGCGACTGTTGGAAGAGCCTAACCCTTATATGACTGGGCAGGTGATGCAAGAAAAACTGGCAACCCAGTTGTGCCTGAACAATAATGCTTTTGCGCTGATTGTACGGGATGACATGGGACTGCCAACTGGCATTTATCCGGTTTTGCCGCAAACGGCGGAGGCACTGTATAGCAATGACGGTACACTGGCGTTGCGAATGCAGCTGCCAAACAACAAGGTTTTTACATTCGCATATTCCGATATTATCCACTTACGCCAAGATTTTAACGAGGACGATATTTTTGGTACACCTATTGGGAATGTGCTGACGCCGCTGCTGGACGTGGTAAGCACTACCGATCAGGGCATTGTGAACGCCATCAAAAACAGCAGCGTGATCCGCTGGCTGCTTAAATTCAGCAACCCCTTGCGACCGGATGATCTGAAAAAGCAGGCCGAAGATTTTTCTAATAACTATTTATCCACGACCAAAGGAACGGGTGTGGCGGCTGTGGATAGCAAAGCAGATGCCACGCAGATTGAACCCAAAGATTATGTGCCCAATGCGGCCCAGATGGACCTCACCAAGCAGCGCATTTATGCACTATTTAATACAAACGCCAAGATTGTTGACAGTAGCCGAAGCGAAGAAGAGTGGAATGCCTATTTTGACGCAGAGGTAGAACCGGTGCTGCGTCAGCTGGGCGGAGAATATACCCGCAAACTGTTTACGCTGAGGGAACGCGGATTCGGCAACAAAATCGTGTTTGAGGCCAGCAGTTGGGACGGCGCAAGCCTGAGCACGAAGCTGAACCTGATGCAGATGGTGGATCGTGGGTCCTTAACGCCCAACGAATGGCGATATGCGTTCAATCTGGCCCCTGTGCCTGGCGGTGACGAACCGATCCGCCGCCTTGATACAGCACCTGTAACGGGAGGAGGGGTAACCGAATGAGAATCAATGTATACGGCGACATCGTGAATAATGATGATGCCTGGATTTACGATTATTTTTCTATGGATTGCAGCTGCCCCGCCCGCGTAACGGCTGCATTGCAGGAAGCGGGCGGGCAGCCGGTGGATGTGTATATCAATTCCGGCGGCGGCGATATTTTCGCAGGCAGCGAAATTTACAGCGCTATCCGCGGATACACCGGCAAGGTTACGCTGCATGTGGTAGGTTTGGCGGCCAGTGCGGCTAGTGTAATTGCTTGTGCAGGGCGTTGCTTGATCAGTCCCACCGCCATGATGATGGTACATAACGTGTCAGCCACAGCAAATGGCGACTGCCACGATATGGACAAGACGGCAGAGACGCTGCGCAAGGCGAATAGTGCCATTGCGGCTGCCTATGTAGCCAAGACCGGGATGACAGAGGAAGAGGCCCTGGCCATGATGGACCATGAAACATGGATCACTGCAAAAGAAGCTGTGGCACATAAGTTGGCGGATGGCCTGGAAGAGGCGGCAAACCAGCCAAAGCAGATGGCTGCATCCACGGGCACGGCGTTAAGCGCTGAAACAATGCAGCATATCCGCAATACTGTCAAATCTCCGGCAGCGCGCAAAGCACAAGCCGAGATCAATATTTTGAAGTTGAAAGGGGAACACAATGAAACTGACTGATTATCGTGATAACCGCAAAGCGTTGCTGGATGCCGCGCAGAAACTGGTTGATGACGGCAAACTGAGCGAGGCCGAGGCCAAAACCAAGGAAGTTGAAGCCCTTGACGCACAGTTTGAAAAAGAAAAAAAGATGCGTGATGCGCTCAATGCCTTGAGCGAACACGGCCAGCTGCCCGGTGAGATGCACAACGAAAAGCCATTGAATCTGGAAGCCCAGGGCAGTGAGGATATTGGCGCTGGCAGCAAGGCATACCATGATGCCTTTCTCAAACACCTCCAGGGCCGTGATGATGATATGACCCAGCTGGAGAACGCGGCCTTTACCCACACCACTACGACCACCAATGCAGTGCTGCCCACCACGATGCTGAACAAGATTTGGGACTTGATCAGCGGCCAGCACGCTATTTTGGGCGATGTGACCATCTACCGCACCGGCACCATCCTGGAGGTTGTGAAGCATACCGCTATTGCCCAGGGCACAGCCAAGAAAGTGGACGAGAATGCCGCCAACGATGACGAACAGAACACTTTTGTGAAAGTCACCCTGTCCGGCCATGATTTTAGCAAGCATGTGAATATCAGCTATGCGGAAGCGGAAATGAGCATGGATGCCTTGGAAAGCTACCTGATCAACGAAATCAGCACCAACATTGGCGAGGCCATGGCGGCGGATGTTATTGCAAGCATTGGCACCGGCATGGCGGAGGGCAACAAAGTAACTGCCGCGGCTGCCGCAGTTACGTTTAAGGAGCTTGCCCAGCTGATGGGCAAGCTGAAACGCGTGGGCACTTGCGTGGCGTATATGCAGCGCGGCACGCTGTATAACCAGCTGGTGTCCATGGTGGACACCACGGGCCGCCCGATCTTCCAGCCCAGCGCCCAGCCCGGCGCAGAGGGTGTTCTGCTGGGCGCCACCATCAAGATTGAGGATGCTGTGGCCGATGGCGTGATCTTGGTTGGCGACCCGAAAAAGTATGTGTACAACATGGTGCAGGACATCATGGTGGAAACTGACAAGGACATCAAGAATCATGTGTACACCTATGCGGGCTATGCGCGCGGTGAGGGCAGCCTGATTGATGACCTTGCCTTTGCTCAGCTGACGCCCAAGGTCGGCGGCTGATGGGGAAGTAACCCATGACGCCGGAACAGATCGACACCGCGAAACGGTGGCTGAGAATCAGCACCGATGCCCTGGACGACGAAATTGACCAAACCATGGAAGCCGCAATGCAAGACCTGAAAAATGCAGGCGTCAATGAACCGTGGTGGGAAGATCGGCTGGTGCAGCAGGCGGTAAAACTGTACTGCAAGGCACAGTTTGGCTATGGTGACGAAAATGACAAATTTTCGCGCGCCTATGAATACCTGAAAAACGCCCTGGCGCTGAGCGGGGACTACAACCATAACCCGGAGGGCTGACAGATGGATCGTGCGGATGTAATGCAGCTGATTGCTGTGACGTATACGGACGATGACATCAACCAAAAGATTCCAGCCGAAACTGCCCGCAATGTATTCTGCAACGTTGCGAGTGTGTCGGCAAATGAATGGTTTGAGGCGGGCCGGGCCGGAATGCAGGCGGCGTTGAAAGTTACGATGTTTGCTCCGGACTACCAGGGAGAGCAAATTGCCGTGGTGGGTGGCGTTAGATACGGTGTATACCGCACTTACCACGCCAAAAACGAAACCCTTGAGCTGTATCTGGAAAGGAAAGCGGGCGTATGAGCCACAAGCAGGTATATGTTGGTAATTTTGCGGATGCCATTTCGGCAGAACTTGCCGCCTATTCTGATGAAGTAACCGAGGTTGTAAAAGCAGAATGCAATGATGTGGCAGATGAATGTCTGCAAGAGATCAAAACCAATAGCCCTGTACAGACAGGCAAATATAAAAAAGCTTGGCGCAAAAAGGTTGAGTTTGAAAACCGGGAAGATATCCGTATCCGTGTTTTCAATTCAAAATATCCTGGCCTGACCCACCTGCTGGAAAAAGGCCACGCGAAAGTTGGCGGCGGTAGGGTAGAGGGGAAACCGCACATCAGACCTGCCGAACAGCACGCAGCTGAGAAACTGGCAAACAAAATAAAGGTAAGACTGAAATGACGCTTGAAGAACTTAAAATCAAGCTGACTTCCAGCGGACTGCCGGTTGCTTACCGGTCGTGGCCGGAAAATGCAGCACCAACCCCGCCATATCTTGTGTATTACGAGGACAGCGTGGAAACGTTGGCGGCTGACGGCGCGGTGTATTACGAGATCAGGCATATTGTGGTTGAGCTGTACAGCAAAACTAAGAATATGCCCGCTGAAACAGCACTCGAAAAAGCGCTGCAAGGGCTGCACTGGCAGAAAACCAACGAACAGTATCTTGATACCGAACACATGTTGATGTGTTCCTACGAATTTGAGGTGTAATAATGGCAGAAACCGAAAAAAACAAGGTCCATTATGACTTGCAAAATGTATATGTTGCGCCGCTGACGCTTGATGATAGCGATGCAGCAACGTTCGGCACTCCGGAGCGCCTGTACGGTGCGGTAGGCATGGACCTGTCTGCCCAGGGCGATACAACCACGCTGCGCGCGGATGGTATCAACTATTATGTTAATACTTCCAACCAGGGCTATCAGGGCGATCTGACGTTGGCAATGGTCCCTGACTGGTTCCGCGAGCGGTACCTGGGCCAGACCGTAAGCACCAAAGACAAGGTGTTGGTGGAGAATGCGAAAACCGATCAGCCCAAAGCATTTGCACTGCTGTACGAGTTCCAGGGCGATGTCCACGCCCGCCGCCATGTACTGTATAACTGCCTTGCGGCGCGCCCCAACGTGGCAGGCGAGAACAAGGACAACCAGCGCGAACCAGATACCGAGGCGATGACCATTACGGCCAGCCCGCTGCCGGATGGCGGCGTAAAAGCCAGCACCACGGCAGATACCCCCGAAACCGTGTACAATAACTGGACTAAGGCAGTATGGACTAAGGATAGCCCGGCCTGAGGCGATTGGCGATGAAGAAAACAATTACCATTGATGGCCGTGAAGTGACCCTGGTTGCGAATGCACTGACGCCAAGGTTGTACCGCCATAAGTTTGGCCGTGATATGATTCGTGATTTGAACCAGCTGCGCAGGAACTATGCCAAGGCCGTGAGCTTGCCCGATAATGCAACGGATGAACAGCGGGAAGATGCCCAGCTGGAAGCGGTGGACCTGGAAATTTTCGAGAACGCAGCCTACATCATGGCACTGCAAGGCGATCCTAACCCCGTGCCGAGTGATCCGGATGAATGGCTGAGCGGGTTTGAAACGTTCAGCATCTATGCAGTGATGCCCCACATCCTTGAACTGTGGGCAATCAACCAGCAGACAACGGCAAAGCCTAAAAAAAAATGAGAGCTACCGTCCGAGAAGAGACGGGGGCAACTTTCATGCTACGCTGCGCCGAGCTTGGATTAAGCCGTGAAGACCTGGCAGATATGACAATGGGCATGGTATACGACATGCTCATTGAACGCGCCAATGACCATGAACAATACAGCATCCGCGCCACGCAGGAAGATTTTGACCGGTTTTAAGCGGGGCGTGTCCATAGTGGACACGCCCTATTATTGTAACGTGAGGAGGTGGTGGAGATGGCGGACCGTATCAAAGGCATTACCGTACAGATCGGCGGCGATACAACTGGCTTGAGCAAGGCTTTGAGCGGCGTAAACAAACAGATTAAGAACACCCAGAGCCAGTTGAAAGACGTTGAAAAGCTGCTGAAACTCGACCCCACCAACACCAAACTGCTGGAACAGAAACAGCGGCTATTGTCCGGCGCGGTAGAGGAAACGAAAACTAAGCTGGATAGTCTAAAAAACGCCGAAAAAGAGGTACAGCAGCAGTTTAAGGATGGCATCATAAGCCAGAGCCAGATGGATGCCTTTAACCGTGAAATGGTAGAGGCGCAACAGGCGTTTGATGCTGCCAAGGAAAAAGCCAAAGAGTTTGGCGGCGTTGTTGCCCAGGAAATGCAGATTGCAGGCCAGAAAGTCAGCGACATGGGCGAAAAAATTAGCGATGCCGGAGACAAAATATCTGGAGCCGGAAAGAAGCTGGCGCCTGTAACGGTGGCTATTACCGGCGCGGGGGCAGCATCCACCGTGCTTGCCAGTGATTTTGAAACAAGCATGGCCAAGCTGGCAACAATCGCTGATACAAGTAAGCTGTCCACTGATGCTATGAGGGCGCAGATACTTGAAGTATCTAACCAGTACGGAATCAGCGCCGGCGATATTGCCGAAGCGACATACAGCGCTATCAGTGCGGGCCAGGACACGGAAAAAGCGGTGCAGTTTGTGGCTGATTCCATGCAGCTGGCAAAAGCGGGTTTTACGGATTCCGCAACATCCATTGACACCCTGACCACCATCATGAACGCATACGGAGATGCCAGCGGCAGTGCGGCAGACATCTCCAACAGGCTGATCGTGGCACAGAACCTTGGCAAAACCACTGTGGCAGAGCTGGGCAGCAGCATGGGCAAGGTGATCCCGACCGCCGCCATGTACGGTGTGAACCTGGACAACCTGGCCAGCACTTACGTTACGACCACCAAAAATGGTATTGCAACGGCGGAATCTACTACCTATATCAACGGCATGCTGAATGAGCTGGGCAAGAGTGGCAGCACTGTCAGCGATACACTGAAAAAGAAAACCGGCAAATCCTTCAAAGAGTTGATGAATGATGGCCAGAGCCTGAGCGATGTGCTGGCTATTGTGCAGCAGGCGGCGGAGGATTCCGGCAAGTCTATGGCGGATATGTTCAGCAGCCAGGAAGCGGCCAAAGCAGCTGTCACGATTACGCAGCACGCGGACGACTTTACATCCGCTATGGATGCCATGGCAGAGAGCGGCGGCAAAACCGCTGAGGCGTTCGCAACGGTGGATAATACCACAGAGGCGGCGAAAGAGAAACTGATAACTTCGGCCCAGAATGTAGCAATCACATTCGGAGATATGCTGATCCCGGTGATTAAGGATATTATCGGGTACGCACAGCAGATTGTGGATTGGCTGAACAGCCTGGACGAGGGGCAGAAACAGACGATCATACAGGTACTGGCAGTTGTGGCGGCACTGTCACCGGCTTTGCTGGTGTTCGGGAAGGTTGTTACCGTAACAGGAAACATAGTAAGCGGCGTTGGGATGGTAATTAAAATAGCTGGATCGCTTGTGGGATTTGTAACCGGCACAGCGGTGCCGGGAATCACAAGTGCTCTGACTACGTTATTTGCGTTTTTGGCGGCAAACCCGGTTATTGCAATTATTCTGGCCATAACAGCCGCTATTATAGCGCTGGTGGCACTGGTGGGCACCAAGGGCGATGAGATACAGGCCCTGCTGCAAAAGGTGGATGACTTTTTGCAGGCAGTGTTTGCCACAGACTGGACAAACGTGTTCGGCCCTGTACTGGGCACAGCACTTAACCTGTTTTTTGCCAATGTAAAAAACGTGTGGGATCATGTGAAACAGGTCCTTGATGGCATCATTGATTTTATCCGCGGCGTGTTTACAGGCGATTGGGAACGCGCCTGGACCGGCGTAAAAGAAATTTTTGCGGGTATCTTTGACGGGTTGAAAGCGGCCGCCAAAGCGCCGCTTAACGCCATCATCCGACTGGTGAACGCAGCTATCAGTGGCATTAACGGTGTTATCCATACCGTGAACAAGCTGCCCGGCGTAAACATTGGAGAAATCGGGCAGATACCGTATCTGGCCAAGGGCGGTATCCTCAGCCGCGGCAGTGCCGTTGTTGGCGAGGCAGGCCCTGAATTGCTTACCATCAACCAAGGCCGCGCGGTGGTGCAGCCGCTGACCAATAACAGTACAACGAACAACGCCAACTATGGCGGCGTGACGGTGAATGTATACGCTGCTGCAGGGCAGGATGTGAACGAACTGGCAGAGGCAGTGGTGTACAAGATCCAGCACGCAGTGGATCAGACAGGGGCAGTGTGGGCATGAGACAGCATTTTTCTTTTAACGGGCATAAAAGCACGGAGTATGGGTTGTATATCAACGGCGATGCAGCCTATAACGCACCGGAGCGCGACACGGAAGACATTGAAATTCCGGGGCGCAGCGGCACCCTGACGGTTGACAATGGCCGCTGGAGAAATATATCTGTATCCTACAAAGTGTTTGTGTTTGGCGCAAAAGCAACCCAACATATTGACGCCATAAGAGAATGGCTGCTGACTGCTATTGGATATACAAGACTGGAGGACAGCTACCACACCGACAGCTACCGGATGGCGCGCTACAGCGGAGACGTTGAATGGGATGTTAACCTGTTGGCACAGTGCGGTGAAGCCACACTGACATTTGAGTGTTGGCCGCAACGTTACCTGAAAACAGGTGAAACTGCACAGACCGTTAAAAGCGGCGGAAAGCTCAGCAATCCAACGGCGTGCCCTGCGCTGCCGCTGCTGGTGTTGACGTTGACCGGCAGCGCGAAGCTGCAGGTGGGTAGCACACAGGTAGCGATAGAGGGATACACCGGACAAATGACCATAGATTGCAACCTGCAGGATGCCTACACTGACGGGAAAAATTTGAACCAATACATTACGGCACCGGACTTCCCGATTCTAGAAGCCGGAACAACGCAAATCAGCTGGACAGGTGGAATCAGCAGTCTGTCCGTTACGCCTAGGTGGTGGACGTTATGACACCGAGATATTACGCGGCAGACAGTGAGATCAAAGGCAACGGCGTGGGAGCGCTGCGGGATGCACTGTATTGCACAGTAACAGAGGAACGAAACGGCAGCTATGAGCTTGAAATGGGCTATCCCGTATCAGGCCAGCACTATAGCGAACTGACCCTGCGCGGCCTGATCTGCGCCAAGCCTAACCCGTATAGTGAGGAACAGTATTTCCGAGTGTACAAGATTAGCCGCCCCATCAATGGGCAGGTTATAATCAGCGCACAGCATATTAGCTATGATCTGTGCGGCATACCAGTAGCACCGTACACGGCAGGAACAGCGGCACAAGCGCTGGACAGGCTGAAAAGCCAGGCAACTGTGGAATGCCCGTTTGAGTTTTGGACGAACTTATCAACCACTGCTGATTTTGCAGCGCCGGTGCCCAGCAGCTTGCGCAGCCTGTTGGGCGGTATAGACGGCAGCATACTGGATGTATATGGCGGAGAATACGAGTGGGACAACTACACCGTAAAACTCCACAGTGAGCGCGGCACCGACAGGGGAGTTAGCATCCGTTACGGGAAAAACCTGACAGACCTCACCCAGGAAGAAAACTGCACTAATGTGTATACCGGCGTGTATCCGTATTGGGCTGACAGCGCCGGTGCTGTTACACAGATAAGCACGGGCCCTGTGGTAGATGTGCCTGAAAACCAATACAGCTTTACGCGCGTGCTGCTGCTGGACCTCAGCCAGGATTACACAGAGCGGCCTACGGATGAACAACTCAAACAGTCCGCGCTGAGCTACATTAAGGCGAACAAAATCGGTGTACCGAAAGTAAGCCTTAAACTGAGCTATGCGCAGCTTGAGCAAACCGTGGAGTACAAAGGCAAAGCGCTTTTGGAGCGCGTGGGATTGTGCGATACCGTACATGTAACATTTGAACGCCTGGGGGTTGATGCAACAGCCAAAGTTATCAAAACTACTTACAATGTGCTGCTGGACAGGTATGACAGCGTTGAGCTTGGAACACCGAGAAGCAACCTGGCAAGCACCATTGTCGGCATTGAAAAAAGCACAAAGACCGAGGTTGACAAAACAAAGTCTGCGTTGCAGCAGGCAGTAGATCAGGCGACAAAACTGATAACGGGCAACCTTGGTGGGTATGTGGTGCTGCACAGTTCGGCTGGCAATGATACACCGGACGAGCTGCTGGTAATGGATCAACCCGATATAAACACTGCCACCAAGGTGTGGAGATGGAATCTATCCGGGTGGGGCTATTCGTCCACTGGCTATGCCGGCCCTTACCGCCTTGCAGCCACAATGGACGGTGCCATCAATGCAGACTTTTTGACAACAGGCACCCTTAATGCAGAGATCATCAAGGCGGGCATCCTGAAATCGCAGACAGGTGATGCGTTCTATCTGGATTTGGTCAGCGGCGAATTGCGGATTAACGCCAAAAGCATAGAGATCAACTCCGAAACCATCTATGATGGGAAAACTGTTGACGCAAAAATCAATGAATCCGCAAAGCAGATCAAAAGCGAGATGACCCAAAGCACCAAAATCACCGGCGGCGGCAACCTGATCCTGGGCAGTGAGAGCTTCAAGAACGCTAAATTGGGAGGTAACGCGATCGGCGGCAGTTCGGCCACGTACAACGATACCGGCAGCGCGACCGTAACAAACGCAGGTTCCAATCGGTATTTTATTTTCAATACCGGTGGCGCTCGCATTACCAAAGGCGTTACCCTGTGCCTGTCCGTCATGTACAAACCAATTTCCGGCACCGACGGGTTGTGCCTGAGCCTTACGTATGCCGCCGACAACGGAAATTCTTGCTATACCAGCATAACCACCGAAAATCAGCTTGAAATTGAGCAGACAGACGGCTGGGTGCTGCGGTATGGCACATGGACACCCGACGCTACGGGTGTTCTGGACACGGTCGAGCTTGGCTGCGGCAGCATAAGGGCGGGGTATGGCGGCAGCTACACCAACAAGTTTTCGCTGCTTCACCCCATGCTGCAATACGGCAATGCGCCGACCGCGTGGAACGCCAGCTCTGGCGACTACCTGACGCAGGAAAGCGCAAAAAGCCTGTTTTCTCAGACCGCTGACGAGATCAAAACCGAAGTCACCAAGTCAGTGACTGAAACGGTAACGGCCAACGTGAAGGATACCGCCACCAGCGCCGCCAACGATGCGGTTGACAGAAAATTGCAGGATTATGCCACCACAGCAACGGTGGAAAGTCTGAAAAAGGATGTCTCCAGCATCAGCCAAAAGGCGGATAGCATCAGCACAAAGGTCAGCAGTCTGGAAGAGACGACCACAACCATTTCAAACGACCTGGACAGCACAAAGCGGGAATTCAAAACCGTTAAAGAATCAGTATCCGCGATTGACCAGAAAGCCGACAGCATTACCCAGACGGTAACGCAGCGGATCACCGGCGGCAACAATATTATTGTGGGCACCGACGACTGGAACAATGCGACCCTGGATGCAGGCGGCAATGACCTGAGCAAAAAAGGAACATACACGATCAGCGGTGAATCCGTTCGAGTGACCAATAAGGCGCGGAACACTCGCTTCCACTTTGGTGCGGACAAAACGCTGGTGATTGCCAAGGGCATGACCTATTGTGCATCGGTACTGTACAAGCTCAACTCCGGCACGGACAGCCTGTTTTTGCAGTTCGAGACCAAGAGCAGCAGCGGCACAAAAAGTTATTACGGCTCCGCGTTCAAGCAAAATCAGCAGGATATTGCACTGGATAACGGCTGGAAACTGCGCTGGGCGGCGTTCATGGCGACCGCGGACGGCTATGCAGACGGTCTGTTTGTAAGCACAGCCAACGATAACGCCACCGTTACCAACG